GATATCACGGGCTTCCTGTGCGGTTTCGGCTTCGATGATGCCAAAGTCACATGCGTTTGCTACGACGTTAAATGCTTTCATGATGCGCTCCTGAGTGAGTGGTGTTTCGTTCCGTCCTGCTATGATTGAATAGTATACCAATCAAACAGGATCCGCAAGATTTATTTGAGCCGCGCTTGCGAGTGTGGCTTTTTTGCATTCTGGGCACCCATGAAGCTATCCGTCACCATTGGCACCGACTACCAGCTGCCTACGGGCCGGTACGCGCGCTGTGTCGCCATCGAGCATCACCAGGTGTCATTCGTCTATTGCTGCTCAGGCGAGCCGGTAGCGATCCCAATGCAGCACGCATGGGAGCTATGGGGCCATCCGGCACCGTACGCTGCTTTCGAAGGGGCCGCGTCATGATCGGACTTAAGACAGAAGATCGCCAGGGTGAGCATTCACTCGGTCGGATCGCCGAGGCCGCGCACGAAAGCCGGCAGGGCGTCGAGGATCCGGAAGACTGGATTGAGGCCGGCACGCAGCAGATAACCGAAGACGAGCAATCATAGCGAGAACGCCATGCCTGATATCGAACCCCAAGTCGCCGAACACCCGGCGCACCAGTTCCTAGACGCGATTCTGGAATGTGCCAGACAGCTAGGCGGCGATGCGCAGGGTGAGCTCCAGTATTTGGTGGGCGAGGTGCGGAAGGTGCTGTAACAACAACTGGTATTGTCGGGTGCTGATATAACCCCGGCAAAAACGCATCAAATCACCTAAGTGGTATTACGTGACGCCTAGGAGGCGATGCCCCTATGGCTAGAGAACTTACACCAAAACAGCAGAGATTCGTCGAAGAGTACCTGCTTGACCTTGACCCAGAACAAGCGGCACTAAGGGCTGGGTACAGCCCAAGCGTGGCAAGGTCAAAGGCGTTTCAATGGGTAAGCAAAAGTAAGCAAAATCCCAGCAAGAATATTGCTGTTGCCGTGCAAAAAGCGATGCAAGCGCGCTCAGAAAAGACCGGCATTACAGCTGAGGCTGTGTTGGAGCGACTGTGGAATATTGCCACTGCCGATCCGAATGGTCTGGTCGAATACCGCCGCAACTGCTGTCGGCACTGTTGGGGCGAAGACCATCTATTTCAGTGGACGGAAGGCGAGTTTACCGAGGCGCAGCGCAAGGCCGACGACAAAGGCGACGATCCCCCCGAAATTCAAGGTGGCTTTGGTTTCAATGCCACCCGCGTACCGCACCCCGAATGTCCAGAATGCGGTGGCGATGGACGCGGGCACGTTCACATCCACGACACGCGCAAGGTCAAAGGCGCCGCCCGTCTGATCTATGCCGGCGTAAAGCAAGGCAAGGATGGCACTGAGCTGAAGATCGTCGATCAATTATCGGCTCTGAAACAGGTTGCCGAGCACGTTGGATTGTTTCGCGACAAGGATGCGAATAGGCGGGCTCAGGAAGCGCACGAATCACACATGGCGATTGCGGCCCTTGATGCGGAGACGAAACGCCTCGCCTTGGCTTCCCAAAAAACCACGGATCAATCGAGCGACGAAATGAGTTCTGAATACAGGTTGCCGGTCGATGAAGATATCCCCCAGAAACCAATCCTCTGAAGCCGTCAAACTGACGCCAAAGCAGGCGAATATTTACGTATGGGGCTGGCAGCCAGAAGCCCGGTTTCGTGACGCGGTCTGCGGGCGCCGATTCGGTAAGACGTTCCTCGGTAAAGCCGAGATGCGCCGCGCGGCGCGCCTGGCTTCTCAGTGGGGTGTGAGCGTTGAGGATGAAATCTGGTACGCCGCCCCGACTTTCAAGCAAGCCAAGCGCGTTTTCTGGCGCCGACTGAAGCAGGCCATTCCGCCGTCATGGCGTGATGGTAAGCCGAACGAAACGGAGTGCGTCATCACCTTAAAGTCCGGCCACATCATGCGTGTGGTCGGGCTGGATAATTACGATAACCTGCGCGGATCGGGGTTATTCTTTGTCCTGGTCGATGAGTGGGCCGACTGTACGTACCGGGCGTGGGAAGAAGTGCTGCGCCCAATGCTGTCGACGTGCCGCTACATTGTCGATGAGGCCGAGCGGCGCGGCGGCCATGCTTTGCGGATTGGCACCCCCAAAGGGTTCAACCATTGCTATGACACATACAGCAAGGGCCAGCCCGGTGGCGCCAAAGACCACAAGTCATGGTTATATACGTCGCTGCAGGGCGGCAACGTCCCGCCGGAAGAAATTGAAGTCGCCAGGTCCGACATGGACCCGCGTACGTTCCGGCAGGAATACGAAGCCAGCTTTGAAAATTTTGCCGGGCGCGTTTATTACGCATTTGACCGGCGCCATAACGTCAAGAAATGCCCACATAACCCCGCATTGCCCATCCATGTCGGGATGGATTTCAACGTCAACCCGATGTCGGCGACGATTTTTCAGGAACAATCGGACGGCGAAGTGTGGCAGACCGGGGAAATCATTATCCCGACCAGTGATACCGGGGAGATGGCGAGAGAAATTAAGACGAGGTATGGGCGAATGGCGAATGGTGGCGCGCAGGACGTGTCGCACATCACCGTTTACCCGGATCCGGCCGGTGCGCAGCGCAAGACCAGCGCGCAGGGCAAAACCGACATTAGTATTCTGCGCGACGCGGGGCTGAGGGTGATCGCCATGTCGTCGCACCCTCTGGTGCGCGACCGCATTAATCTAGTCAATGGCCGCTTCTTGAGTGCCGCGGGGAAGCGAGCTCTTTATGTCGACCCGTCCTGCAAAGAGTCGGTCAAGTGCTACGAGCAGCTGACCTACAAAGAAGGCACGAACGAGCCAGACAAGAAAATGGGGCTGGATCACGTTCCAGACGCGACCGGTTATTATCTCTTCACCCGGTTCGCGCATACGCCAGCCCACGCAAAACACGTCCCGCACATGAATCGATAACAGGCTCCTCATGTACAAAACTATTCAATCAACGTGGGATCGGGATAAAGATATGCCGCCGCGCGCGTTCCGCCTATCGATGCTGCGGCGCGTACTGGACGGCACGATGTACGACAAACTGCCGCACCCGTTTCACACCGAATCGACCGGCGCTGATGAATATGTCCCGCTGCGCGACCGGCGCCCGAGCGTCAGAACCAATCTTTGCCGCACTGTGGTGGATGATTCGATTGCCCTGCTTTTTTCCGAAGGGAATTTCCCGACCGTAGAGCTGCCGAACCTCGATCAAAAAAAGCAGATGAAACGCCTACTGGATGAAATCGGGCTGAATGAAGTCATGATCGACGCGGCGACGCGCGGCAGCGTGGGCAGCATTGCCATCATGCTCAAGGTACTTAAAAACCGAGTTTTCTTGGGTGTCATGGATACCGACACCCTGACGCCGGAATGGGATCCGCAGGCGCCAGATACACTGGTGACAGTCGCCGAGCAGTACAAGGTCAGCGGCAAAGACCTTGATGCTGCGGGCTATGCCATCCTTGACGACGAGCTTGGCGCCACATTCTGGTTTCGTCGCGAGTGGGACGCGAATGCAGAGACGTGGTTCTGGCCATGGAAGGTCGCAGACGACGCCACGACCACGCCAAGCGTCGACAATGAGCGCACCGTTACTCACAAACTGGGTTTTGTGCCGGTCACCTGGGTGAAAAATTTACCCGGCGGTGATGACATCGACGGCGCATCGACTATGCACACCGAGGCGATCGACTGTCAGATTGAAGTCGATTATCAGCTGTCGCAGGCTGGCCGTGGACTGAAATTCATGTCCGACCCGACCCTGGTGATTACCGAGGACGGGGATAGTGGCAATCAAGGGCCAAGGATCAAGGGCGCCGCCAACGCGCTGATGCTGGACAAGGAAAGCGACGCCAAGCTGCTGGAAATCAACGGCGCCGGCGTGGCGGCGGTCATCGACTACGTCAAGCATCTGCGCGAGATTGCGCTCGAAACCATGCACGGCAATCGGGCGAGCAATGAAAAAATTGCCGCAGCGCAGTCCGGCCGTGCCATGGAAATGCTGAATCAGGCCCTGATCTGGCTGGCGGGTAAGCTGCGAATCAGCTACGGCAAGGGCGCCATCATCGATCTGGTCGCCATGATTGTGCGCGCGTCCGACAAGTTGGCGCTGCAATTCAAGGATGGCACCAAGATAGGAAAATTCGACCAGGCTGCGCAGATCAGCCTGCGCTGGCCGGCATGGTACTCGCCAACCCTGGGTGACATGCAGGCGCGCGCTGTGACGCTGGGCCTACTCGTCGACAAAGCGCTACTGAGCCGCGAGACCGCGATCAAGATCCTCGCAGCCGAGTACGACATCGAGGACGCTGCCGCCGAAAAGCTGCTGGCCGACGCCGATATGGCAGAGCGCAATGCAAACGCCACCATTACTGCGACAATCCCGGAATAACGGTGTCTCAAACTGCAAGTCTCACAAATTAAGGTCTCATAAGTCGGTTTTATTAGGTGTGAGACACGATTTTTGAGGCTTTTTCGCAGTCTCAAAACTTAGAAGTGTGAGACTCGCGAAATTACGGAGTAATCCATGGCAAATAGCAGCTCGCAGGCGGAATTTATCGTCCAGACCCCCGGAGTGCTCAATGCAGTAGCCGGCGCGGTAATGATGGCGCTGGACCTGAACAACAACCCACAAGCCGCCAGCAACAACAATCCCGTGCCGATTGTTGATGCATATGACGCGCCCGTCACAGCGACATGGACCGCAGCTACCGCGCTGAATGCCGCAATCGTGCTGGTCACTCAGGGCATGGATTCGGTCGCGGTGACAATCCAGCCGAGCGGGACGATTACCGCCGGCGCGATCACTTTCGAGGTGTATGACGGCGCCAATTGGGTACCGATTAAATGCGCCCGGGAGACGAGTTACAACACCGACAGCACTTACAGCCTGGTAGGGGCTGGCGCGATTCAGGGCTGGACGGTCCCCGCTGCCGCATTCCCACAAGTCCGCATCCGACTGTCGACCGCCATAACGGGCACGTCGCCCAGCGTGCTGGTGACTGCAATCGCCAGCAGCGCACCGGATGTCTCTGTCGTGACTGCTGACCTTGACCCGCAACAGGCCATGCACCCTGGGGTGCTGACCCTGCAGGCGCAGCAGGTTGTCAACATCGGCAGCGCGTCCGCATCGTCCGCCGTCGTGCAGGCGACCACCAATCGAATCGTGCTGATTGCGTCATCAGCGTGCTGGGTGGCCATTGGCAGCGCGCCAAATGCAGTCTATGCCGGCGCCGGGTGTATTTTTGTCCCTGCCGGTATGCCGCTGCCACCCATCGCTGTGACGGGTGGCGTGACCAAGGTCGCTGTGGTCGAGTCCAGCGCCGCCGGTTACCTATCTATTCTCGAATCCGTGTAATTTCCGAACCACCGGCTTGATGCCGGAAGTCAATCCAGCCCGCTTGATGCGGGCTTTTTCTTTTTGCGAGGGCCAGATGCTCAATCGTCGATTTTTTACCCGCCAGACCCGTCTCATGTCCGATGAACCCAGTGCAGCAGCAACGACCGTTACGCCACCCGCGCCCGTTTCGGGTAAGGAGACGTTCAGCCGCGAGTACGTGCAAGAACTGCGGCAGGAAAATGCCAGCTACCGCACTCGCGCCCAGGACGCCGAAAAGCGCGCGCAGGAGGCCGCAGATGCGGCAAAGGCCGCGAAAGAAGCCGCTGATGCCGTGGCAGCGAAAGCGGTGACCGATGCAGATGCTCGCGTCGCCGAAACGCACTCCAAGGCCGAGCAGCGCGTGATTCGCGCCGAGCTGAAAGCTGAGGCGATCAAGGCCGGCATGGTCGATCTGGATGGCTTGATGCTGGCCGATCTGACCGCCGTGAAGATTGACGAAAATGGCGAGGTCGTAG